CAGGTCAGACGGCATGTCGTAATTAGTAGGTCATCGGTTTCGTTCCAAGTTTCATCATAGCCAGTCATCATTTACTCGCAATCAATTGACAAGTGTGGCAGGGCTTTGTTTGCCATCTCCAACTACCACACTTATTGCATCTGCATACATCCGAATCTGGTATGTGCAAAGCCTCAGCTTCATTTTTAACTCCTACCGCACCGCAATTAACACATTCATACAACTTGTAACCTGTTGGCATATCCTCAGAATCTAGCAATAAAAATGCTCTACTGCATTTGCAGCCATTACACTTAAAATTAGTGTGCTTGCTCATTTACTGACAATTTCCTCACATTTGTAGCACAATCCTTTTGCGGATGTTTTCAATACCCGATCATCGCCACAAGCTGCACATTTGATAACTGATTTTACCAAGTGTGGTTTGCCATCAGCATCAATTTCTACTGTTAAACCTGTGCCTTGAATAAAAGCAACATATCCCATTATTCACCTCCTTCAAAGAACCAATTGCCCTGACTTGTCATTCTTGCCCAAGTTGCATGTCCAGTATTTTTGTCTTTGCAAACATATCCGTAATAAGGCTTGCCAGATTTGCTTATGCCTTGCTTTAAAACATGACCCTTATCGCAACAAACTGGTGGCTCTTTAGGCGTTGATTTACCTATTGCATCAACAGCTTGCTCAACACTCCATAATGACGGATCATCTTGTTTATTATCAACTGCAAACGATGCTCTAAGTGCATCCTCAACAGCTGCTGATCTTGACCCTGCTGATCCATAACGCCTTTGCTCTAACTTCTTTTCGAATTCGTTGGCATTTACCTTAGCCATCTCTTCTCGTGAAGCGCGTTTGCCTTTAGCTGCGAAACCAGCATTTGCGAGCGCACGACCGATCGCTGAAGTTTCACAATTCTCCAATGCAGAAGTGCTATTAACACCCTTTTCCGTAATTGTTTCAAAAGCAAGCCCAGTCGCACACGGCTTGGCGTCTGCTTCCGTCTTGAATAATTTAGCAAATACAATGAATCGAGTGTTTGATGCCTCGACAAGCTCTGTTTCCACTCTGGAATCTGGGAATTTGTCATGCCATTTGTCCAATCTACTTTCTACTGTTTCGTAATCGTTTAAGTTAAACATTATTCCTTCCAATCAAAGTCGTTGTCTTGCATGGCTTCATGGCAGGTTTTTGCAATTGCCAAATATGCAAGTGCGTCTTTGTAGTGATCGTCATTTTCTGGACTTTCCACGCTCCTGCTGATTTTGACGAGTGCCATCGCCATAGCAACTTGATTTGGTGTAATTGGATAACCAAGATACGCAGACCAGAGCTGTGCAATACGCGAATGCTGTGGCATCGGATGTCCATAAACCGATCCGCGTTCGTGGATAAGATTGACTGCATTATTGAACAACTGCTCAGTCTTTGTCATAATCAAAAACCTGATTTTCTTTGTGTTGCATCATTTTGCGATGCATTTCAAATCCGTCATGTCTCCCACGCCAATAATGTGTTTGTTTGCGATCCTCTATTTTTAAGGCTACAAACCAATAAAGAGTAATAAACCCGATACATAAATAAACTGCGTTTTCAAATGTCATTTTGTTGCCCACTCCCTAATTATTTTTGGCACAACAACAGGCTCTTTGTCGTCTATAACTGTATAGATAGCACCTGACGGATGAATTGATGGTGCTGCTGCAACATAACCCTTCCATTTAATATCGATGCCCTCAAATAACTTACCCTTAAATACATCAGCCTTATCAGCTTTGTAATATAAGTGGAGGCCATCTCCAGTTTGAACTGTGTATGTTGGCTCAAACTCTGGCAATAACTCGCCACCATTTCTGTAATCAATATCAAAAACAACTAAGCCAGATTGATGTCCAGCAATTCCGATATTGATGTTATTGTCATAATCAAACCAAAAGTTAATTAGTTTTTGGTCTGTTGTAGCTGATAAATAAGCTCTTTGGCATATATCAAAATGCGGATCTTTTTTGTTAGGCAATAATGGTAAAACTGCCCATCCACGATCTGCATACTCCAAAGCAGCCTGTCTGCTGTTTGTTGCTAGTTTCATGTTTGCTCCCTTGCTGAACGCCTTGTTCAGTTGGGATTAGTATGGCTTGATTTAACGCCTGTGCAACAGCTTCTTGGCGTGTCGTTTATAACGATTAGATAACGCCAATATCCTCAAATTGATCGATATGATCGTCAATCGTGCGTGGCTGATAGTCTGTTTCACGCCCCATATACCTTGCCTTCAAATATAAAGCTGCCATCTGCATTAATAGGTATTGGCATAACTTGAACCCTGCGATCTTTTACATAAGCAACGGCAAAGCCAGTTTGCCAATTTGCATAGCCCTTTGTGTAAGCCATTCCCGATGAGCTTAAATCGACCATGTTGCCGATCTCTACTCCCCACACAGTACGCCCTAATTGGCCTCTGGAAGCCTCTGTAAAGGCCGAAACCCCTAGTCTATGGGTATGCCCACACACCACGCTCTTTCCAAGCCTTCTAGCGCCATTTAAGGCCGTTTGAGATGGCACTTGACTAAGAGGAAAAGCGTCGCCATGCACAGCTGTCCAACCATGCGCCCAATCTAATCCGTAAGGATGAAATTTTATGTTCATTTTATCGTAACCCATAAAACGCTCATATTGCATTTCTGGTAAATTTAAAAAGCTTGGCAATCTTTTCTTTATAGATCGATAAAGTCTAATTCCATGATTACTGCCTAACACGTCAGTTACTCCCAAATAACTTAAAACTTCTTGCGATAATTTGCGGTCATCATTTATGTTGCCGACCATTTCATCAATTGTGCCTGCGTTAAACCCACCAAGCTGCGGAAGATCTATTTCATCGCCAATTTGAATTGTGCGATGGGGTTTAAATTTAGTTAAAAACTTACCTACTGACTTGACTGCATTCTCATCAAAGAATGGCACTTGTAAATCGCTGATAAAAGCGTATCGCTTAATCGTCATCCTCATCGTCATAAGGATCTATTGCAGGGATTATGCCGCCATCGCCTACGATCCAATCGGGGAATGTTCTATGCTCAGTCATTAACCAAAAAGCATATTCAGCGGTAAATCCTGCTTTTCTAGCTGCTTTATAGCATTGATGCAGCGCAATATAATGCTGATCTAATTTTGTTAATGGCTCAGGAGTTTGGCGAACTACTCTCCGATTAACCTTTTTGCGTGGCTTGCGTTTTCGTGTGTTCGCCATAGTTAAAATTATGACTTAGATATTATTGTGAACAGTTCATCGACACGCTGTTCAAGTCGATTTAACTGATCCTTCATCGAAGTGCCCCCATTTGGACGCAATTCGTTAAGCCAGCCTTTAATAAGAAAGCGCAGACCCAGTAATAAACTTGTTACGACGGCGCAAACGCCAGCGGCAAAGCCAGCCCACTCGTTTGGTGTCATTTCGCATTGATTCCGTAATCAACCTCTAAGCCAGATTTTGGATCAAGAGCTTTAACTATTGGCGCAACAATTGAACCAAGTAATGCGGCATAAGCAGGATGTAGGTCAGCTGCAATTGCAAGCGCACAGGCAACCCCACTAGCTGCAACAGCTCTCAAATATGACTTAATTGCTGCTTTGTGTTTTTTAGATAGTTTCATTAGTTGCCTTTCAGTAGTGGGATGTCGAACTTTTCGCCAGTTTGATTTGGCTTGAATGAAATATGGATATGCTTATGATGGGGATTTATCCCAGTATATTTTCTAAACTTCCACAATGATCTAGCACTAGCAATTTTCCCAGCGTGGATTATGTAAGAAATACGCTTATCTTTTTTTGCTGCGAGTCGAAGCTGATCTGCCAAATCATAACTAATTCCTTGTTGGTCAGATAAGCCAGCGTCAATGTCAATCGCGCAAACTTCTCCGTTAGATCTTGGGTTGTGATCGGATTTTCTAGATGCGTGCTTATTATCGCCGATCCATCCATCAGCTTTCCTGCTCCTACCCACAAACGCTCCATTTATCTGGTCGCGTAATGTTTCAGCAGCTGTAGATAAAAATGGCTTCATTAGCCAAGTAACAATTTGAGTTCGTCAGCAGTTAAGCCAAGACGATCAGCAATTGCTTGTTTTTCAGCTGCCTTTGCATCGGCTTCGGCTTTTCTTGCAATTTCTGCTTCAATACCTGCTTGATGTTGAGCAAATTCATCATCAGTCATTTCCCGATCAATAACTTCGTTAATTTCAATATTATGAATTCTGATCATAGGTTTATTCGATTTAGCCATTATTTAACTCCGTAAAGTAAAACTGTGCCTGTTAAATTTCCTGAATCAATACCAATTTGAATTGAATCAATTGCACTTGCAGTATTTATTGTTCCACCAGCATTTGTAGTTCCTGTGGATGGGCTTGCAGTAGTAACTGTCCTTGAAACTGAATGAAAAGGCTTATAAGTAATGTTTGTGTTAGCATATTGAAAAATTGTTACCATTAAACCATTATTACCATTGCTTAAATTTTGACCACCATTCCATTTAATGTCAGATGATCGATAACCTTCTGTTGTGCTTGTTGAACCATAATTTGTTGAAATAGATGAATCAACTAAATTAGCTGTTGCATTTGGTCGAATCCAAGGATTTGAACTAGCTGTTGGAGTTAGTCCATATCCAATTAAAAGCAAATCGGTGTAAGCACCACTAATCGATGAAATAGTTGTTGATCCACCAGATAAAGTTGTTGTTGATAATAAAGTCATTCCACCACTTGAAATTGTGGTCCATGCAGGGACTCCACCACTAACAGTTAATACTTGACCATTTGATCCAATTCCAAGTCTAGTGTTGGTGTTTGCAGAAGATGAGCGATACTCAATATCACCAAGAGTTGTTGATGGGTTTAGATTTTTTGTAGTTGTATCAATTGATGAACCAAGCGTGCGAATTGCAGCAGCACCATCTTTGACTAGATCGGTGTCGGCTGGAGTTGTCCAGCTGTAATTGGTAGTAGTTGGCATTTTATCCTTTTCCTATCACGCCACTATTGTAGCGTATTCCCAAGTCAATGTAGGGTCTATTGTGTTCCAAGCCTCTGTGGCTGGGGTGGTAATCCATTGCATGGCAAGTTGCCAGAATGAAACTGGCGATAAATTGATTGTTAAAAATAGTTCATTAAATCTAGTGCTCCATGACCAGCCCTCTACATACCCAGAAAACTCGCCATTTGATATTTGGCTAGGCAAATTTTGTATATTCAAAGGTTGCCCCATAAATACTCCCAAAAGGTTATCTCTGTCAGAATTATCAATTTCTGAATTAGTTATTGGGAAAGTTATGGATTGAAAAACTTGTTGAGGATAGGCTCTTTGGGCAATATATCGATCAGCAACATTTTGAGCATCTATGGCAGAATGTAATACCGAATTAATGCTTTCAGCTTTGTATCCATAAAGACCAATTGAAGTTGCATCACTAGCTGTTTTCTGAGATCCAAAATTATTACCATAATTTATATATATATCATTCCTAATATCACCAGTCCGACTAATAGTTGATAACCCTTGACCTAAAGCGTGGCGAGCGTCTAAATCAACATAACCATTCAAAGCAAGATAAGTTTGCCTGTGGTCTGCATCTGCATAACCAATTCGACCTTGATTGTCCTCATATAAATAACCAAAGGCACTATTGGCAATTAATGAAAGAATGTTGTAAATCGTATCTGGCTCAGCTGCGCGATTTTCCATTGTGTAAAGGCCGGGTTGATCAATTTCGCCTATTCCAACAATTAAAGCATTCTGCCATTGTTCAGTTGCATCATAACCTGCCCAAGTTGTTGCAGCAGATACTTCATTCCAAGTTCCAGCATATAAGTTGGACAAAACTGTATAAATTTGATTTCCGTCCTCATCTTGGGAAATTGTGCCATTGTAAATTTCTTTAGTAGTTTTTGCTAAAGATCCCATTGCAATAAGAGTGTATTCAACAATTGTGGCAATTGATCCAGTAGCACCAACTGAAACAGTTATATCAGTAACATCGCCACCAAATAAAGTTACATAAGATCCTGAACTATTTTTAATTTGTAAATCTAAACTGTCATTTATGTCAAAAGATAAAGTTTGTCCATTTAACGCTAATAATGTTATTTGAATATAAGATGGCAGCGGTTGTTGGTAAATATCTGTGCGACCAGCTTGATGCTGAACATCGGCAATTGTTATGTCTGTATAATCAACCCCACCGACAGTCAGTTTCCAGTCTGGTGTAAAAACAGTCATTATCTATCCCTGAGTGCGGTTGTGCTTCTAGCTGCCTGACTATTTAAGGTTTGTGCAACAGCTCTAGCAGCACCCTCGCCATCAATAGCATTGACAGTTAAATAAAGTGGGTTGCCTGATCCATAAGTAAAGTTTGATCCACCTTTAGGAGTTGGAACTGTTGGAACTTTTTTGCCACCTGCGGATGGAGCAGGATTTGGAATTGATCCTATATTAACTCCTGGAATTACATTAAGTGCTTTAATCAATTCATTTGTTAATGATACAACTAAACCAATTGCTTCTCTAATAAATGTTATAAATCCCTGAACTATGCCAATAACCACTCCAATTGCTTTACCAAATGATTCAGCACCTCTTTGCGTTTCAGCAAGTCCAGCACTTAATCCTTGATCACCAGTTAATCCTGCAATAAAAGCATTAAGGGTTGGAATGCCCTGATCGTTTAAGAATGTAATAAATTGCTCAACTGCTGGTAATAAAGCAACGCCCAAACTTTCCTTTGCTTCATCAAATCCAACTTTTAAGCGATCAATTTTGCCTTGAAATGTTTCCGCATTTGTAGCTGCTGCGCCACCATAAAGATCAGCTAATTTTTGTTGAATCTCTGTAAATGTAAGAGTTGCCAATTCTGTCTTTGATAAGCCAAGTCCTAATCTGCCAAGTGATGCAGTATTACCATCTTGAGCACGGCCTAAAGCATTGGCTACTTGCTCAAGTTCTAATCCACGACCTTTTGATATATCTAAAGCTAATGCCAATAATCTTTGAGCTTCGCCTGTATCTTTTGTAGATACTGCCAATCTTTGCATCGCTGGTCTTAATTGATCGTCAGCAACACCTGTGGCTAAAGATGTCTGAAGGATAAAGTCTTCAGTTGCACGAATTTGGGCTTCTGTGGCTCCTGTGGCTTGTTTTAACGCATTAGCTAACCTTAACTGTGCCTGTTCATCTTCTATTGCAGCTCTAACGCCATCAACAGCTAATTTGCCAGCATAAGCAACGGCAGCAGCAGCAGCGACCGCAAAAGCAGCAGCAGCCTTCTTTCCAAATGCAGCAATTTTTTCACTATTAGTTTGAACCGCACCATCGGCTTGATCTAACTTCTTTTTTAGATCATCAATATCCGCAAGGATTTTTAACGATAGCGTCCTAGTATCTCTCGCCATTATGCCCACTTATCCAATATGCGATTATAAGCAGCTTCCCATTTGTTAATCAGTTCAGGCT